AGATTTTGAATTGTTCGGGGAGGCATCTTGTGAAATTATTTATAAAGGTGGTAAGATTGTTCAAATAAAACACACCCCTAAAAATTGTATCGTACCAAATAAAATGGATGATAAAGGGGATATAAATCTTTATTGGTATTCTCGTGACTTTGCACAACCAAGAAAATACGAGCCTTTACCGATTGACGCTTTTGGCCAAGATGTGAAAAACGGCTCAGTAATTTATATCTTTAAAGATTACCAAGTAGGGAAAACGTATTTTTCAGACCCTTCTTATATTTCGTCTTTAGCTTATTCAAAGTTAGAGGAGGAAATCGCAAACTATTGCGTTAATCATATCCAAAATGGATTATCTTTTGGGCACATTGTGAACTTTAATGATGGAGCAGATAAAACTGAAGAACAAAAAAGGGAAATATTAGCAAATTATAGAGAGAAATTAAGCGGCTCAGGTAATGCGGGTAAATTTATTTTAGCTTACAATGACAATAAAGAAAATGCCGTAACAGTTACTACTTTAGAAGTAAGTGAAGCGCATAAACAATACGAGTTTTTAACGAGTGAAGCTACTCAAAAGATTATGTTATCGCATAGAGTTGTTAGTCCTATATTATTCGGAATTAAAGATAATACAGGATTCGGTAATAATGCGGATGAAATGCAAGTGGCTTTTGATGAGTTGATGATTAATGTAATCCAACCTAAAAAAGAAGTTATTCTTGACGGCTTGATGGAAATCTTTAATTCAAATGGTTATACTATAGACTTAGATTTTATACCTTTAAGAAGTAAGCCAGTTGAAAATGCACCTACTCAATTGGCAAAGCAGGATTCACACGAACATACAGACGATATTTTAGCCGATGAATTGGTTGGTTTTGGAGAAAGTATTGACTTAGATGAATGGGAATTGATAGATTCAAGAGAAGCACAATCCGATGAAACAATAACCGAAACATCTTTTAAATTAGCTTATGCACCCTCTAACTTTCCTAAAAAAGATAGTGAACAGGATACAAGCCTTTTTAAAATACGTTATTCTTATTTCGGTAACCCTGCACCTGAGAGAGAATTTTGCCGTAAAATGATGCAAGCAAATTTAATGTATCGTAAAGAGGACATTATCGCAGCGGGTAATAAAGCAGTCAATAAAGGATTTGGGGCAAAAGGAGCGGATAAGTATTCAATATGGCTTTATAAAGGCGGTGCAAGATGCCATCATTTATGGATGCGTAATATTTACATTAAGAAAAATGATAAAAAAATAAGCGCTAAAAAAGCCAGGGAATTGCTAAATGAATTAGACCCTTCATTTCGTAAAGAAGCCAACTTCGAACAGAATGACCCTTTAGTTGCTAAGATGCCTAACGATATGCCAAACAATGGATTTTTAAAGCCTCAATAAAATGGAAACAATATTATTAAACGATAACGAGATAACACAAAGCACCCTTTTGGATGGGAATATAGATGTAGACCGATACAAATTCTGTATTATAGATGCTCAGATTTCTAAACTTGAAGAAACTTTAGGCGAAGTGTTATATGAGAAACTTAAAGATGACTTCGAGGCATCCACTTTGGCGGGTAATTATTTAATTTTGTATAATAAGTACGTTAAGCCTTTTTTAATCCATCAAAGCACCTTAGAATACTTAAAGGTGGGTGCTTATCAAGTTAGTAACGGTGGGATATATAGACACTCGCCAAGCAACGGAACGGCTATTGATAAAAACGAAATTGATTTTTTAGTTGAAAATCAAAGGGCTAAGGCTGAAATGTATTGTCAACGGATGGAAAAATGGTTATCTTTAAACCTGATTCCTGAGTACTACGCATATACTGCTGGAACCGTAACACCTGCTAAAAAACAAAATCAAGGCTCGTGGTTTATTGATACAAATGGATTCTCAGGATTAAAAAATCAAAACAATTATAATGATAACGACCAAGACTTCGGATTCTAAGGAAAAAAAAGAGCGTGAGGCCAAAAAAACGATTGCTAAACTTCAAATCTATTTAAAGAAAAATGGCTCAACAAATAATTAATGTCGGTGCAAGTGCTAACGATGGAACAGGCGATACTTTAAGGGCATCACAACAAAAAACAAATGCAAATACAACCGAACTATATAATAGTAAATTAGATTCAGTTGTCGCTGGAACAAACGTAACTATAGATAATACCGACCCTTTGAACCCTATTATTTCGAGTAGTGGGGGTGGTGGTGGCGCAACTTTAGGACTTATAAAAATAGTCGATAAAGCGGGCGATTTCTTTACGAATTTAGCAACTGCTTCAGCTTATATTAGAACATTCACAAGTGCAACTATAACAAACGAAAGTTTTTCAAATGGTACGTTTTGGTTTACCGTTCCGAATGGTAGTAACTTTGGAGATACATTTGGATTCTTAATGAGTTCAAGCGCATACATAGAAGATACTTTAGGACTTATTACTTCTTTTACGGACGGTGCTACTAATTTGCAATTTTACGAAAATACAGGTAATAATATTTTAGGAAATTGTACATTTAAAAATGAAGCGTTTGCATATTCAACAGGAAACAATATTTTAGGAAATTGCACATTTGGAGACGAGTGTTTTAATTATGCTACAGGTATTAATAAAATCGGCAATATTTTACTTTCAAGTATTTCTAATTATTTCGCTCGATTTTCAACAGGCCGTTTTGAAATTTACGGAACTATAGGCACAACAACAGCAAGCAATTATACTAACTTCTTCACTACTTCAACCGCAGTAATTTGGGCGTTAAAAGTAAACGAAACAAACAACGCTGGAGGTATAGAGGGCGACCTTGCAACTGCTCAAACAAATGGAGTAAAGTTATTCTTTGGGTATGTTCCTGCAGGAGGTGGTAGTGCAACAGACCTATCATACACCGCAAGTCCTACAGATGGAGTAGTAGTAAGTTCAACGGGTACCGATGCGACAATTCCTTTAGCGGACGGAACAAATGCGGGATTGATAAGCCCAAGTGAAAAAACGGCTATTGCTGACATACCAACCAAAACAAGCGACTTAATAAACGATGGGGATAATGGTACAAGTCATTTTATTTCATTGGAAGATTTACCGTCTAATATTATTTTATACCCTACAAACGCAGCGAGCGACATTGGTGGATATGTTAAGTTAGTTTCAAGTATTACCGACCCAAGCTATAACACAACAGCAGTCGATGTTAGTACAGGTGCAATTACAACAACGGCTCAACTTATTTCGTCTTTAGCTACATCTGCAAATATAATAGTAGGTAATCCGGGCGTTTTCAATATTACAACTATTGGAAATATTAGAAGAACAAGCGGAAGTGGTACGGCTTCATTTTACTTTGAAATATATAAAAGAACATTAGCAGGTACGGAAACACTTATAGCAACGTCTGATGCAACTATACCAGTAATTGATGGCGGTACTTATATCGAGTTTTCAGCGACTGCACTATGGAATGATGGGGTCTTTTTAAATACCGATAGGGTAGTAATGAAGTTCTACGCAAATAGGATTGCAGGGGGTTCAAATCCTACTTATGAATTTCAATTTGGCGGAACTACTCCCGTAAGGTCATTAGTGCCGATTCCTATTAACGTAGTACCTATTGATCCGACTATCATAAGATGGCTTGTTAAGGATTCAACTCCTACAAGCGCGGTAACAGGTACAACCTCTTTAACTCAAATTGGGACAACTATTACTATTCCTGCAAATACTTTTAGTGCAAACGACATTATAATGTTTAACGGTTTCGGAATTGAAAAAACAGGAACGGCAGGAACTTGTATCTTTAGGCTTTACCACAATACAACTAATACTTTAACTGGTGCTAACATATTGGCAGCAGCGACAATAACCGCAGCTAATATATCGGGTAATATGAGAAGGACTTTTGAAATAAACGGAGGCTTATTAACGTGTAGATTTTCGGGGTCTTCTGGATTCACAGATTACGCAGGTAATTCAGGAGCCATTATTTCAATCTCTTTTGACCCTACAATTACTAACTATTTTATGACCACCGTACTTAATGCGAGTGCTGCGGATAGTGTTGTAAGAACTCATTTATTAATGTTAAAATAAAAAACTATGCGACTATATTCAATTTTAGACGAAAACGGATACATAACACATTGCGAACGACACGCAGAATGTCCTCAAAATGGTACTGCTTTATTAAATACTCAATTCAAGGCCCCTCGATTAGTCGATGGGGTATTAATCGAGGGTGCAACCGCAGAAGAATTAGCGGAAAAAGTACCAACCCAAATAACTGCGATTAAGTTTTTAGTTCAGTTAGAATTAGAGGGCGTTACAGAAGCTAATATTTTAGCGATTATAAATACACTACCAGAGCCAAATAAAACAATAGCAACGGTATCATTTAAGCGTGCTACGTTCTTTGAGAGGGATAACCAATTACTTTTATTAGTTGGTCAATCATACGGCTTTAATAGTGCCAAATTAGACGAGATATTTATTAACGCTAATAAACTACCGATATAATGTTATTAAGTACAAACAATTTTTTTAAGCAGTCACGGGAGGTGCTAGCTTATAAGCGTGAGGAAGTAAAAAGATTACTTTATTTTAAAGAAGTTTATTCATCGGGTTATTTGAAAGCGTATGATTACTTTTGTGAAAATAAAACGGAATTTGACGGTGCTACAATTGTAAAAGATTTAAACGATATTCCTGAATTAGATTTAAATGCAATGCTTCACGATTATAGGTATATAACTGATTTTGGAGTATTAAAGAAATTTAAATGGGATTATGAATATTTACAAGGGATGAATGATTTAGGTAAAGGTTATAGGATAGGCAGATTTGTTGGATTATTAATAAGTTCGGTTGTTTTTATTCCATATAAATTGCTAAATTTGTAAAATATGAAAATAATATCCTCTTTAATTGTAGCTATAAGCCTATTTTTACTACCGATACAAGGTTTAATTTTAACAATGATACTTTTTATATCATTAGACACCTGCACGGCCTTATATGTAACTATTAAACTAAACGGCTGGAAATCATTTCAAAGCACAAAGTTTTTTAATATAGTAGTGAAATCTTTCTTTTATCTTTTCTCGATAATTTTAGCCTTTACGATTGATAATTACATTTTTGAAGGTTCAACAATGGGGATAAAATTACTACTTGCTAAGTCTATGACGGCCGTTTGGGTATTTAATGAGATAAAAAGTTGTGATGAAAATAGCGTAAAATTAGGAAATAAGCCTTTCTTTGAAATGATTAAGAATTTATTAGGTAAAATGAAAGAATTAAAAA